TTAGGGATTTCAAGTTCAATTGCCTCTTTCATTATTTTTCTTATCTCTTTGGCTTGATTTTTACTTGTTATAGAGATGCATAATTCATCATGGAGTTGAATATGGGGCACAATACCTTTTCTATATAATAACACCATTGCTTTTTTAGTCATGTCGGCTGCACTTCCCTGAATTAATTTATTTAAAGATTTGTAGATGAAAGCAGGTTGGTAAAAGTTTGTAAAAAATTCACATATCTCATCAGGTGGATAACCTTTGTCAGATCTCATCGCTTTATAGTGAATCTTAGCGTCTTCTTTAGAAAGTAATGGTACAGGTTTTTCTACTTCAATTGTTTTTTCTTTTCCGTTCTTGTCTTTTTCAACTTTACCATCCTTATCTTTTTTTGCTTCTGTTACTTTAATTACAAATTTCTTTTCCTTATACTTCCACCTTTTATCCATAGGTTCCCATTTATCAAAACGACAAAACCTATTTTCTAGAGTGTAAAGAAACATATTTCTTTTAGCAAAGTCTTGCAGATTAGAAGATAGTTTCTTTATGAACGGGGCTTCTTTATGGTATTTATCAAATAATATTTTTGATTCAACTGAATCGAGACCTAATTGTTGGGCTAGTTTATTTTTACCCATTCCATAAAATAGTCCTAAGTTAATGGTCTTGGCCGTGATCCGTGGTATTTTAGCCATGTCTGCTACGATTTGATGAAAATCTGCGTCAGGATCACTATTATAAGCTTTTACTACTTTTTCTGTTCCCACATTACAGCCTTTAAGTTTTAGAGCATAATGAACAACGAGTCTTGGTTCTTGTTGTGAGTAGTCAAAGCTCCCCCAGGTGCAGCCTTTTTCAGGAATAAATAACTCCCTCATTTTTTTACCAATAAAACCTTTTGAGGGAATCTGTTGTAAGTTAGGATTAGACATAGAAAATCTTCCAGTGACCGTTCCTCCTTTTTCTCCTCTAATTTGATTTATATCTGCATGGATTCTTCCTTCATGAACAAAGTTTAAAAGACCTTCAATGAAAGTATTTTCTGCTTTATCAAATTCTCTAGCCTTAGCGATGAGTCTTATGAAATGATTTTTATGAGTTTTTAAATAATCTTTTGGTAATTGAGGTAATTTAGACTTAGGTGTGATCTTATAGTCCTTTATTTTTAATTCATCCAAAAGTTTCTTAATAGAAGAGGCTGCCCAAATTTCTATCCTAATCCCTGTTCTCCTGTGAATGTAATTAACTATATTATTTTTTGTTCTTTCTAATCTTTTACCTAATTTTTTAGCTGCGGCTTCATCTATCCGAACTCCTTTAAATTTCATATCGACTAAGCAAGGAAATAATTCCGTTTCTAATTCAAAAATAGATCTTAAAGTTTTTATTTTTTCATCTTCTGTGCCTTTTTCTACTACTTTTTCTTCATCTATTTTTTTTTCAAAAAGATTCCATAGTTTCAAAGTCAATTTTACATCCTGCTCTGCATAATCCTTTACTAGACTATAAGCTAGCTTGTGCATGCATGTCATTGGATCTTTAATAGTGCCGCCAGAGTCCGCTAGAACTTTCTCCTTTAAATCATATCCTTTTTTAGACTCCTTTAAATAGTCTTTACTTAAGGAATCTAAAGAATATCTCATTCTATTCTCATCAATAACTGAGGCAGCAACCATTGTATCGAGCAAAGTTCCTTTAGGCATGAGCCCTGATTCTGCACGAATCCAACACACGTCATACATTGCATTATGAAATACTTTTCTAATGTTTGGGTTTTGAAATAACTTTTCGTTAAGGTATTTCCATGCTTTTTTGCGAGGAATATTTTTAACTTCCTTGTGGTCAAGAGGAAAATAAAGTTCTTGTTTGCTAGTAGCTATTGCAATACCACATACCCAACCATTGTCGCTTCCGGCTTTTAGTGCTCCTGATCCTTTGGTTATTAAATGAGGATCATAAGTTTCTAAATCCACTGCAACTGTATCTATACCTTTTAGATCTAACTCACTTAATTCTGAAGCAGCGCACATTATTTATTTTTCCATTTGTTGTAGCCTTTAATCCATTCTTTTGATTTACGTTCTTCTGTTTGTCGTTTTGCTTCTTGATAGGATTCTTCTAATTCTTTTTTCTCTTTCTCAGCTTCTTCTAAAAAATCTTTCTTTGCTGGATAATCACGTTCAATAATCATGTCGATGAAATGTTTCGCTTTCTCTAAATCCTGCTTGCCATCTTTATATGGATGCCTGCAGATATATTTGATAACACTTCCTTCAGGAAAGAGCAATTTGTTTTCAATTACAAATTTACTTGGCTGAATTTTAAAATTCTGATAATGTGATCCGCCAATTTGTTTATCGTATGTACTCATGTTATTCTCCTGTCATTATTTTGTGGATTTTCAATTTCAGACCAGTCGGGTCTCCATCTTCTGTGAAAACTGTCTTCGCTTATTTCCCATGGTTTGTTACCAGGGACACGACCGTAATTTCCTAACTCTCTTCCTGTTTGCGATTTAATAACCCAGCAATCAAATATCCCCCTACTAAACATCGTATATTTTAGTCTCTTTTGAACATAAAAATCTTCTGGTTTCATTCTGTATAATGTTAAATCTCCAACTACATTATCAAATGTAGTTCCTTTTATATCGTGAATGTTTCCATACTTAATTCTAATATTATCTTCAGCATTAAATCCTCCGTTGTTTATAATTTTTTTTATATAAATCATTCGATTGTCATGATCTTTTTGTCTTGTTATAAGAAGGGCGAAGTTTGTGCCTAAGTTAGGTTTTAGAAGTTTAGCTTCTACTAATTCATTATAAGTATAATCTTTTTTAATCCATCCTTCAAATTTATATGTTCCTTTTTTATATACTTTAGCTTTTCCACTTAAATATTTCCAATATTTTCCTTTTATCTCATCTAAATGTTTAACCCCTCCGCTTATAAATGTAGGCCACTCAGCGTGCCAATTTATTTCTTTTTTATTTACATGAGGATTAGTATTTTTTATATGAGCAAATTCAAAACCATGACGCTTTAAAAAGTCGGTAATATAAACATTACTTGGATAACCTCTATAAGCAAAAATAAAAGTTTGTTTAGTGTTTCTCATTTTATCTAGAAGAATGCCCAGGTTTTTTGAGGGATTAAGATCCGCTAATTCATATTTATGTCCTTCTATAACATCCCCTGCTTTACATCCTTCTGGTATTAAATTTCTTTTTCCATGATATTCTTCATCATATTTAGCGGGCGACCATTCTCTCGTGTACCCATAGTCTTTCCAGACTCGTGCAATTATTTCTTTACAAAATGTATTAATAGCTCTTCCGCATCTAAGTCCTTCTTTTAATTGGCGGTAAGGATTTTTTGCAGCTTGGTGAAAAAAGTGTGCATCGGATCCAGCAAACTCAAAGATAGTTTGATCCGGATCTCCTACTAAATAAAAGTGTCCGTCTTTTACATTTTTAGCCATTTTTCCAATGGCTACCATTTGAGGAACGTTAGAATCTTGTGCTTCATCTATAATTAAAGCTTCAATTGTTGATTCCTTAGAGTTAGGATTTTCTTTATTAGAGTAGATTAAGTTATATTCCTCAATCATGTCTGCAAAATCATATAGTCCATTTTTTCTTTTGTAGTTTTCATAAGTATCATTTAGATTTATTAGTAGATCAACATTGTATGGATAATATTCTCGATGTTCTGTATTTTCATCATACCAATATTCTTTTATAGTTTTTCCATTACCGCGAGAATGTGTCATAAATTTAAAGAAAGGATGTTTTTTTATAGTTTTTTCTTTTGAAAGTCGAAACCCTGTGTTTTCTCTACATAAATTGTTAAAATCTTTATTATTTTTTTCTGTAAAAACTTCTCTACGCATAAGTTTATGCTTACAATAATGATGAAGGGTGCATATACGATCTTCAAAATCTTCTTCGTCGTATCCGTTATCTTCAGGAGTTTTACCCTCTTCATCTTTAATTTTCATTACTGCAGCTAAAAGTTGTCGAACAGCTTCGTTTGTGTGGGAAAGTAAAATTATATCCTCTGGTCCATAGTCCTTAAGAAGTTTTTTATACCTCTTAACTATCCATTTATGTGTTTTCCCTGTTCCTGGTGGTCCAACTACAAATCTAGCTTTCATCTGTTATCCTTTCGGTTTCTGTTACTTCTTCATACTCTCCGTCTATGACAAGGTCGCTTTTATCGATGTCATAGTCGTTTATTTTCCATGAAACGCAAGATTTTCCCTCAACTTTTCCATGGTTCTTTTTAGCTTTTAATATTCTTTGTACTTTCATAACAAGATCTACTCTTTTGATTTTTATTCTGTTTTCTGTTAAATAATCTTCGAAAGAATCTAAATTAAACTCTAAAATTTTTTTTGTTGTATCAAAATATGGACGTTTGTATTCAAGCAAATTACTTTTGTTTGAAAAAGCTTGCTGGTCCTTTATATAGTATTTGAAATGTTTTATAAAAACTAAATCCTCATTGGCTTCTTCTTCGTAATATTTGGATCTAGTTCTATTGTTATATTTTCCTTGCATAGTTGCGTTGTAATCGTCTTTTTTTATCTCAGGAACCCAGACAGATGCTTGTTTAATAATTTCGTCATAAAAAAATCGCTGTGTCTTGAGCGTTGGTCCGTTCACTATGATTTCTTTTTCTGTTAATTTACCTTTAACAATTGCATTTATTTTAACCAGATATCTATCGTGTCCATATTCAATAATATCTCCAATAGCTTCTCTTGCCTCTTCACTAGCAACCTGCTTTATACCAACCCAATTAAATAATTCTGAAATAGCTTTTACAGAACATCCTACAATTTCAGCCAATTTAGGCATCCCGAATTTTCTGTTTGCTTTTTTAGCGCTTGAGCCTTTGGATTTTCTTTCTTCTGCGTCTTCATCATTAGATGCAAGAGCAATATTATGAATAAAACTATCAATTTCTGTTACAGGCCAATCAGTATGTTTAAGTAATGTGCCAGCAATAGCGGTACAATAACTATCTCTGTCTCCTTCTGGTGCATAAAGAATGCATAATGCAGTGGAAAGTGCTACTTTCTTTAAATCAGAATTTAAATTTGGAGGGTATTCATTAATTCCAAAATATTTTTCCCATCTAACATGTTCTGGATTTTTACTATGTAAAGATCCCGGTACTATGGTGTAACGTTTTTCTCCCGTTCTTATTTCACAAAGTGTTGTACCGTGATTAGAATTTTTACAGTAGTCTTTTAATTCTGCAGGCAAAGAAAATTTTTTATATTCTAATTTGCCTTTCCAAACATAATGACTTGAGGGGTTACTGCTACGACCGAATATACTATCGCAACTTTTTACGTAATTTTTTATAAATCTCTTTGCAAGTTCGTTATCAATATCAAGATCGATATCTTGGTCTAATCTTAAAGCAATTTCACATTTAGAATATTTTTGTTTCCATTCTTCTTTCGTAATTTTAAAATCGGGGGCGTTCCATCCTTTAACGATTGGCAATCCCTTTATACAGGGGATAATAATCCTACCCAAATCTATCCATTGGTCATAAGTTTCAGGTCCTTTGGTTTTATTTTCTATCATAATTTATAAATGGGCGGATTCACTCTCGCTCCCCCGCCCACTCCCTAGGAATCTTATAAATTAAGAGAAGATTGTTTAAGTTCTTCCTCAGATCCGTGTTTAACTTTTACTTGACCTTTGCTATTTTTTTCAGCAAAGCTTTTAGCAATCGCATAAACACCTTTATCTGTAACCGGACCAACCTTAGATACATCCCATCCAAACCATGTTCCTTTGTCATTCGACATTTGAACAGTTTTTAGATTATAAATGTGGCTATATGTTGGCGGTGTGAATAAGCCGTTTTTACCTTGTAGCTTAAGACCCATCATCAATGAATTCCATTTACGACTAATCTTTAATTGAGTAGCCTTCATAGATATCAATGCTGTTGATGGACTTTTACCCAAAAGAACCACAAAGTGATTCGCAGTATTTTCCAGATAATTACCGTTAGGTAATCTATCCTTCCAGGATTTATCTCGAGTTGTTGTACTCAAAATATCACTGTCTGCTCTATGGATTGCTACAGGA